TTAACACGAGGATTCGTAAATTTTACGGATCAATCGATTAACCGGCGTCTGGCCTTGACGTCTTCACGTACTCAAAAGTACGTGACTCTAGATATGAAAGACGCAAGTGATCGCGTTTCTCTCCGTTTAGTCGAAAGACTATTCGGTGGTACTTCTCTCCTTCAGGGGCTTCTAGCCTCTCGGAGTCAGTACACGCGGTTACCTGATGGAAGGGTAGTGCGATTAGCTACATTCGCTCCTATGGGTTCAGCAGTTTGCTTTCCCATTGAAGCGTTATGTTTCTACGCACTAGCTCTTGCCGTGCTCCATCTACATGGACGACATCGGACTCGCAAGAGTCCGAACGTCTATGTTTATGGCGATGACATTATTGTAGGGAGCGAAGACTATGCTCTCCTACTACAGTACTTCCCTCTTATTGGACTTCGGTTCAATGAGGCAAAGTGCTGTGTGGCAGGGTTCTTTCGAGAATCCTGCGGGTGCGACGCTTACAAAGGCGTCGAAGTCACACCTATCCGACTCCGGACCATATGGTGCCATCGTGGGTATAGAGACGCAAGTGAACTAGTATCCCATGTTGAGTTGTCAAACTCTCTATGGTCTGCTGGTTACTGGGGGACTGCTGACCTTATACGGGATATGGTCGAGCGCCGTTATGGCGTTCTTCCATATACAAGGGAGAAATATCGTTACCTCGACCTTGCCGGTCGAGTGAGAACGGATTCTTCTCCTGTAATAGGTTGGTATCGTCCCTACGTGAACGAGTCAAGAGCTAACCGTCTTCTTGGGATTCATCGGCGTTTTAGCCGATTTACTCATAAGATGGAGTATCGCTCTTGGGTCGTCCGCCCTGTACGTAAAACATACAAGGTCGACGGCTGGCAAGAGTGTCTCCGAGTGTTAAACACTGGGAGCACACGTTCCGACACAGGCGTCTATGCGCTACCTCATCGCATTTGTTTACGACGAGGCTGGGCAGCGGCCTAATCAACCGCTGTGTGATATCGAGTCGATTAAAATCGAACGATACCCCGCTACATTAAACGTAGCTCAGTAGCAAGATTACGTGAGTGTAAGTATTATCATATGATAAAACCTAAACGCAACGCAGTCGTGCATGATGCAACCCTAGTCGTTCGCTATTCTATAGCGGATGGCGGTCTTTCGACCGCTATCGGTACTACGATCAACATATCGGGTAGCCGTCAAAGTTTCTTTGACGCTCTATCGATGTTGTATTCGCAATATCAGATACAGCATGATGGGAATCTCGCAAGAGATTATTCCGCCATTGCTGATCACTAGGCACGGCATCGTGGCTACTGGGATGCTAATTTTAAGGGTTTAATATCCCTTATTTATTAGTATTCTACGTGAGTACACCTGATAAGGTGTTCCAGTCCTGCATCCTGTAAAGGTGCTGGATTGTGATGACAACCGACCTAAAAATCGGTTGTCAAAAACATTGAGCTGGGACTCTGGTTAAAACCAGGGGCCCGGCCTTCTGTGACGTCGTCGGCACCAACACCTCTTCTGAGTGAAGAGGCATCGGGGCTGGCGCGACTCTACTGTAG